CTTCACGTTCAGAATCAATCGCTGAGTTAATGCCTTGAATGCTAGAACTGATCTTATCTAACTGTTCTCCAATTGTTGGCCCTTCAATTTCAAAATTCGAAGACCGGCGAACGGCATCGTCAATAAATTTATCCTTAGAATTGATAAGTTCATCAATCTCGGTTTTTAATCTGAACTCAGACATCTTATCCCTCCAAAATTTTAATACAGAAAGTGAGGTGTAACAAAATGGAACTCACCATCAGAGGCACACCAAATGAAATTGCCACCAACATGGACTTACTTATGGATCGATTGGAACAGCTCGGGAAACCTCTTCGCGAAATCCTTGCCAGTTACTGTGACCCGTACTGCAGCATTGTTATCACGCAGGATGAAATCAAAATGATTAGGTCTGAAATTGGAATCCGAATTAGATAAGCCGGCCAACGTGACATTGACCAGCCCACATAAGCCAGAAATCAAATTAATGAAAGGAGTTTCAAAATGATCCGAAATCAAACAGAACTACAATATGTATCATCCGTAAAAACCGTGTCCGTTATTGAAGTCAAGCTCATTCGAGGAACCGGTGAATCGCCAAATAATGTTCAGCGAGAAGTCACTCAATACTGGGAACCTTCGGGGACGCTGTTGGCTGAGTTTGATTCTTGCCCTGGCGGGATACCGGAGGGTGTGCGAGCCTAAGCTTCGTTCCAACCAGGTGAATAAATATTTCCATATATTCCTTCAAAATCTCAAAATCATGCTCCGGGTACTTTCTCTCGTAATGTGCGTAATCGTTCCCAAGAATCCGGATCACATCAGCTGACGTAACCAGTGGCTTTTCGTCTAAATATTCACCGATCGCATTAAACAAAGTCTTGCCACTTACTGTTTCCGAGTCGATTTTTAGTTCTTTTATTGCGTAATCCTTGACCAATATTTCTAAAGCCGCGCGAAATCCAACAGCCGCTAATTCAAAATTCCCATTTTTCTCGCACTGAAGTGCTTGATTGTACATGGTCATAAAACGAGGTGAAAAATTTTCAAGTCTTTTGTCCTGAAATTCGAGGTTTGCTGATGGATATATCGTTTCAAACGTAGCGCTTCCAACTTTGAAATCAATACCGTAAATTACCACAAAACGTTTTTGGCAATGCGTACACTGATAAGCCGCAACACCAATTCGATCATGTTCAGAGTTTCCAGCCAGCAATACGCTGTAAGTCTGAACACCATCCACGTAAACAAGACAATGTGGACAGAGCATTGGTTTAGGGATTGAAAAATTTTGGTTGCCAGCATTTTTAAAAGTTTCCTGCAAGCCTTTGCTGCACGTAGTCATTTCTAACACGTCAAACACATCCTTTCTCGACAATATTACCACATTATGGGCCAGTAGTAAACAGAAAGGAGGCGCCCCCTATGATGCACGGCGGAATTGATCTTGGAAATGGAACCTTTTTGGACGCGGACACAGGAAATGAAATCATTGAATCCATACTGAATTGTTTATCTATGAAAAACCTGACCGTCCAAGAGGCGAAATATCTGCTCAACGAAGCTACCGACGAAGTGGATCACAGAGCAAAATTGTAAAGGAGGAATATTCGTATGCCCAGAGCCCCCGCACCGCCTCTTGGCGGCAGAAAAATAACCGTAGTCCGTATATCCAAACCCCAAAATCATGCCCAAGCCTTGCTGCGCATCTTATCGCGAGGCGATATCGATACATATTTGAACGAGATCATGCGCGAATGCAGGGCAGGGGAGGGGAGTAACGGAGAAGGCGGTGATCCATCATGCCTATCTGGTTAGAGACTGTCCTCGGTCTCGCCGCCATCGCGCTGGTGGCGTTGGCGTGCTGGCGGGAGGATAGGTTGATTGCGTGGGAGGATAAACACCTAATCCCGTGGGCAAAACGTAATGAAAGGAGCGAAACCAATGATAAAGGCTCAGAGCGTATATAAGACTGATCTCACAATCAACCACGAAAAAACGCTTACCTTGAGCGCGGACGAACGCAAATGGATCGCCGAAGCACTAGCTCGCGTAGTTGCCAACGAGGTAGATGCGATGCCTCTCATCCTATTGATGAACAAAATCGTCTCCGATACATAACACGAAGGAGGCCATCCCAACGAAAAGGTTTAAAGTCGGCGACCATGTCCGCGGGACCGCAGCCAGCCAGCGTGCCTACCGAGCCCGCAACAAAATAGCCGCCTCCAACACTGCAACTGTCGAAAGCGGCACGTAAGAAAACCCGAACGAAATAAGGCGGTCCTTACAGCTACAGTGTAGCATTGGGGGCGCCGGAAGTCAAGAATGGAAGTGAATAAATGACACAGGAAAAGGCCATGAAAGCCATAAACGAGGCCCGTAGAAAGGTTGACAGCCTTGTCTCCCGCGGGCAGATCATCCCGGCCTGCGCGGAGGAATATCTTCAAATGATCACCGCGGAGAAGCTGCGGGATTATGGCGTCACAGAAAGGACGGTACAGGATTATCATGAAACTGTTAGAACTCCAGCTTGAAAACTTTAAGGGCGTCCACCAGTTTACCTTCTCCCCAGGCGGCCGCTGCGCCACAGTATACGGCGACAACGGTACCGGAAAAACCACCCTCGCAGATGCATACTTCTGGCTGCTCACTGGCAAGGACAGCGCCGGGCAGTCGGACAATGCGTTTGCCGTTAAGCCTATAGGCGCGGAAGGGCTTGACTACTCCGTGGAGGGCAGTTTCCAACCGGATAACGGCGGTCCCTTCACCCTGCGCCGTACATACAAGGATGTGTTTGAGCGCCGCCGGGGTGACGCAGAGCGCAGGCTCAAAGGCAACACCACAGAATATGCGGTTGACGGTGTGCCAAAGCCCAAAAAAGAGTATGACGCATTCGTTGCAGAGCACTTCGGCGGCAGCCTGTTCGCCGTACTGACAGATCCGGACGCATTGGCCGGGAAGTTAAACCCGGATGCACGGCGGGAAATCCTGCTTAGCGCATTTGGCGGGGAACTGGATGATAGAGACGTCATCAACAACCATGAGGAGCTGCGGGAGCTGCTGCACTGCATTGGGAATAAATCTGTGGAGGATTATGCGGCTGTCACCCGAGAGCAGCGCCGGAAGATTAACGACCGGCTGAAGGAAATCCCCGGCCGCATTGACGAGGCCGAAAAGGCCAAGCCCGCCGCCTCTGCGTCTGCACGCGAAAGCCTTGCGGAATATACCGAACTGAGTAAGCAGCGCACCGCCCTCCAGAATAAACTGGACGAGGTGCGCAGTGGGCAGGCGCTCTCCATGGCGCGGAAAGCCATATCGGACATTGAGGCGGAAATCTCCTCCGCCAAAGCCGCGTATGCCCGGAAGGCGGCAGCAAGCAGCGAGCCTGACAATGCCCGGATCCGCGACCAGCGCGGCATGATCGACGGGCTTGCAGAGAAGCTCCGGGATGCCGAGGCGCAAAAGCGCGACATGCAAAGGCATCTCCAGCAGGCGGAGGTTTCGCTGGACTCGCTGCGCAGCGCATGGGATGACACAGCAACGCGAGAATGGTCTGGCGATACGGTCTGCCCCACCTGCGGGCAGCCAATCCCAGAAGCAAGCCTCGAAGTCTCCCACCGGAAATTCAACACCCGGAAGGCGGCTGAACTGGAGAATATCGAACAGTCCGCGGCCAGTCAGCAGCAACAGATTGCTGACTGCAAAGAACAACTGGCTGAACTGGATGCGCAGGCGGAAGCCTACCAGAAGAGCAAGACAGAAGCGGAGATAGCCCTGAAGGAGATGCTCTCCCGCATTGCAGAACCCGAACCCTTTGAAAAAACGTCTGAATACGCCGCTCTCGCACAGGGACTGTCCGGCGCAAAGGAAAGGCTGGAAGCCCTACAAAACCGTGCGGATGAAACCGCCGCCCATATCATTGCGGAAATTGGTGAATTGGACGCGCAGATTGAAACCGCCAGGCAGCGCATGGCGGCCAAAGAAACCATAGAACGGCAGGAGAAGCGCATTGAAGAGCTGAAGGCGGAGGAAAAGGCCCTCTCCTTGCAGCTCGCCGCCTACGACAAAGGCCTTCTGCTGGCGGAACAGTTTGTGCAGGCCAAGGCGCAAGATATCGAGGAGCAGGTAAACGCCGCCTTCCGCCTGGTCAAATGGCAGCTATTTGACGTGCAGAAAAACGGCGGAATCAAGAACTGCTGCGAAGCGACCGTAAATGGCGTGTCCTACGGGACAAACCTCAACAGCGCGGCAAAACTCAACGCCGGCCTAGATATCATCTCGGCGCTGTCACAGGTATCCGGCATACAACTCCCTGTGTGGGTGGACAACGCGGAAAGCGTTACAGAACTGCTGCCGGTGGACACACAGGTTATCCGCCTGGCGGTATCGGCACAGGACAAAATATTGAGAGTGGAGGCAGATTGAAATGAACAGTATTGAAACGCAATATCCCCGCTATACGAACTTGGACGGATACATATTTTTTGTCGGCAAGGGGCTTTGGGGCAGCCAATATATGACGTTTAAGAAAAGCTCTGCGGACGCCCCGGGCATGCACCGGGTGATCAGTCCAAGCCTGCCGCCGCGTGAAACCACGCAGGAGGCACAGGAGGATCTCGACGAGTACGCGATCGCGCACAATCTGACTGTATATGATTACCAGGAGATCGAGGCAGGCGAGCCAGAAGCGCCGGAAGGATACCCGAAAACGGAAGATGCTCCAACCGATGAAGAAGTGCAGGAATCGGTCAACGAAACCGATTCGGAGGGACGTCCAGAGCCGGATTCCGACGAAGATGCTCCGGAAGATCCTGCCGACGACACGGCATCCGTCCCCGAGGGCGAACCGGTCAGCCTGCGGGATGATGCGCTCGAAGTCGTCCTGGATGCCTGCGACCAGAAGCTCACCCAGGCTTTACGCCTGATGTTTGAAACCGACCAGCGCAAATTTGATCTGAACGCAAAGATTACATTCATCCGTCAGGGCGGCATGCTCAAGATCAAATATGAGACTGGCTTCAAGTTTGACCCTATCAACTACAAGGATAAAGACGAGATCTACGACGATATCCCGATCGCGCTTGACGCCGGCGGTAACCCGATCATCCCGCGCGACCGCGAGAAGCAGCTGACCTTTGACGACGTAGAAGAGGATACGGCGCGGATGACCACCACGGTGGATGGCCAGACCGGCCTTGTCGAGCATGTTGAGATCGAGAGTGAAGAAGATCCGGAAGATTATTGGCCCTCCTTCTGTAATAATCGGGACTGCCCCTTCTTCGTAATTGGCGTAGGCGAACCTGATCTTTGTGATTTTGATCCAGAACGTGACCGTTACAACGGCAGCTCCGATGATGCAGATATCTGCGAGGCTGTAGCAGTACACCATTGCACCCGGCCGGAGGTGCTCGAAACATACAATCAATATTATTCCCCCAAGACGGGGAGCAACGACAAAGGAGACGATGAAGCATGAACGAAACCGCCCTTGCCAAAGTGGATGCCTTCAAAGGCATCCTGAACACCAAATCTGTCCGTGCGCAGATCCAGAACAGCCTGAAGGAGAATGCCGGGGCCTTCATGTCCAGCATGATCGACCTGTATTCCGGCGATCCCCTGCTCCAGAGCTGCGATCCTCAGGCAGTTGCCATGGAGTGCCTGAAGGCCGCCTCTCTGCACCTGCCGATCGTAAAATCCCTGGGCTTTGCCTACGTCGTGCCATACAAAAACAAGCCGACTTTTACCATCGGCTACAAAGGATTGATTCAGCTTGCGCAGCGCTCCGGCCAGTATCGGACGATCAATGCAGGCAATGTTTATGATGGCGAAATCGTGGGCGTTGACAAACTCTCCGGTATGATCGACATTTCCGGAGAGCGAAGCGGCGATGAGGTGGTTGGGTACTTCGCGTATTTCAAACTGCTCAACGGTTTTGAGAAGTTGCTGTATATGACCAAGCCGGAGATAGAGGCCTATGCCGAAAAGTACAGCACCAGTCACAACAGCAATTACAGCCCATGGAAGACGGAGTTTGACAAGATGGCGCAGAAGACTGTCTTGCGCAAGCTGATCGGCACCTATGGCGTGATGACGCCTGACATGCAAACTGCCGTCGTAACGGATGATACCGGCGCCACCCCGCAGCAGGAGATCGAGCAGAAGGCCAACCGCGGCGGTGTGGTGGACATCAACCCAGACACCGGCGAAGTCCTTAATGCAGAAGACCTTCCCTCTGCGGAAGAGGCAAAGCCGCAGCCGAAGAAGCGGCCATTCTGATGGGCGGGATTGATGTGAAATGTCTCGCCTCTGGCAGCGCCGGGAACGCCTACGCCGTTGACGACGGGGAAAGCGTCCTGCTGCTGGAGGCGGGGCTCCCGGCAAAAAAGATTCTTTCCGGGTTCTTGCCGCTGCTTCCCCGCGTTGTGGGCTGCCTAATCACCCATGAGCACGGTGATCACGCATGTGGCGCTGTTGGGCTTGCGGGGCACGGGATTGACCTGTATGCGACTGCGGGGACGTTTGCCGGGATTGCCGGCGCCGTTCCCGCCCATCGGCGGCACGAGGTGAAAGTGGGCGTACAGCTCCGCATCGGCTCATGGATCGTCCTGCCCTTCGAGGCGGAGCACGACGCTGCGGAGCCGGTTGGGTATCTGCTTTACTCCCTGGCGGCGCAGGAGAAGCTGTTGTTCGCAACAGATACCTACTACATCCCAAATACATTCCGGGGTCTCAATATCGTCATGGTGGAGTGCAACTACAGCCGGGATCTGCTGGAGGAAAACATAGAGGCCAGACGGGTTCCGAGGCTGCTGAAGAACCGGCTCCTGCGCAGCCATTTTTCGCTGGACAATGTGAAGACATTCCTCGCGGCGAACGACCTGAGCACATGCCGGAGGATCTACCTCCTGCACCTAAGCGGCGGGAATTCTGACCCGGAGCGCTTTAAGCGGGAGATCCAGGAACTGACCGGGATTGTGACCATGGTATGCGGGAAAGGCGGTGATGCTTGTGGCCCGTCCTCTGAAGGATGGGGTTGACTACTGGCCTTTTGATGTGGATTTCCTGCGGGATAAAAAGATGAAGCTCATCAAGGCGGAATTTGGGATCAAGGGCGCATATATCGCGCTGGAACTGCTCAATTCCGTGTATGCAACCAATGGATACTTTAAATCATGGGATAAAGACGACTGTCTCCTGATGTCTGAGGGTGTCGGCGATGGTTGTTCCCCCAAACTTGTAGACGAGGTATTACAAGGGTGTCTGCGGCGTTCCCTGTTCGACCAGGGAGTGTATCAGATGTTCAGCGTATTAACTTCGCCGGGTATCCAGCGGCGGTTCCTCCGGATCGTGGGGAACAGCCGCCCCGACATACGCATTTTCAAAGAATACTGGCTGCTGGATACGGGCAACAAAAAAGACGTTCCAGCCAGTGTTCTTGGAAAGTTGACCTTTGAAAACGTTTCCCGTAAAGAAAACCCGGTTAAAAGTACGGATAACCCCTTTAAAAGTACTGGGAATCAGGAAAGTAAAGAAAAGGAAAGAAAAGAAGAGAGATATATACGCGCGCGCGAGGGAACAGGGAATCTGAAGCAGGTCTCTGCCTACTTCGAGGAAACCTTCGGTCGGCTCATTGGCGGGAAGGACCGGGACATCATTGTCCGGATCGCGGAGGAGCATGATCCTGATCTGTCCAAGGCGGCGATCCGGCTGGCAAAAGAGCGCAACGCAAACAGCGCGGCCTATGTGCTGTCGATCCTGGAACGCTGGAAAGCCCAGGGAATTACCCGCATTGATCAGATTCCAAGCCCGGCCCAGCGCACAGGCACAAAAAAATCAGCGCCGCCGGACTATACCGATCCGGCGCTGTATCAGGAGGAAGGTGATCTGGATGCCGTCTTTGGAAGATATGGCCCAAAAAACAAAGAATGAATACAAGCTGCCGCCCTTGGAACAGACCGGGGTATGCCTCCACTGTGGGGCGCCCATCCTGGGCCGGAAGATGTTTGGCGGCTGGGTCAACGTTGAGTGCGAGTGCCAGCGAAAAATCCGAGAGGAAGAGGAACGCAAAGAGGCCGAGCGCGGCCGCTGGCTGATGATCGAGCGGAACAAGCGCGAAAGCGGGATCCCGCCCCGGCAGCGAGGGTGCACGCTTGCATCCTTCGAAGAACGGGAAGGCACGGGCAAGGCCTTGCAGGCTGCCAGGCGGTACATAGAGGTATTCGCGGAGATGTCCTCCCGCGGGGAGGGCCTGCTCTTTTCCGGGCCGACCGGCTGTGGGAAAACACATCTTGCTGCGGCGATTGGGAACGCGCTGCTGGAGGATGGGCGCCGCGTCGTGTTTAAGCGAGTGACGGACCTGTATTACGAGCTGCGCGGATCCTTCGACGGAGGAAACAGCGAGACGGATATCATCACGCCATGCAGACAGGCCGATCTGCTGATCCTTGATGATCTAGGAGCAGATGCGCCGACGCCTTGGACGCGCAGCGTCCTGCAATCCCTGGTGGATTACCGCATCAACTACTATCTCCCGATGGTGGTCACAACCAATCTGCGGGACGAGGCGGCTCTACGGGGAGCAGTTGACAGCCGGACGGTGGACCGTTTGGAGGGTTGCTGCCATCGGTTTGTAATGGCGGCGTCGTCATACAGGAGGATCCGCCATGATGGTTGAGTTTGTAATCCCCGGGGAGCCGCAGGGTAAGGGCCGGCCAAAATTCAGCCGGCAGGGAAACTTTGTGAAAACCTACACCCCGGAAAAGACGGAAAACTATGAGGCACATATCAAGGCGTGCTTTATGGCCTCCGGCGCTGGCATGATCCCGCAGGGCGTGGAGATCGGCATGGAGATCACGGCGTTCTACAGCATCCCGAAGTCCACCAGCAGGAAACGGGCGGCACTGATGCGGGACGGGCTGCTCCGGCCGACGAAGAAACCGGACTATGACAATGTGGCAAAGGTGATCTGCGACGCGCTGAACAAAATCGCATATTATGACGACGCGCAGATCGTGGAAGCTGCGTTCGCAAAGTTTTATGCGGACGAGCCGAGGGTAGAGGTCAGGTTCTGGAAGATCAACGAACGGAGGAGGAATAGAACGGGGAGGAACGAAAATATGTCAAATGCAGAGAGTGCGTCAGAGCGACAGAAGAATATCTGAGGAGGGCGAAGTAATCATGAATTTGGAACGAATGATTGAAATCACCAACGACCGCGAAACCTGCGAGTTTTGCCCGGACCCTACTTGGTGTGAAAATATTTGTACCAGATGCAATAAAGTCAAGCCGATCACGGCAGAGGAAATGCAGGAGTATTACCGGGAGGTCAGGTGGCTAATCTCGGAGAACGTCCGGTTGCGCGGAGACCTTGAACTGGCCGTGCAGGACATCAACAACATGGCCACTGGAAAATACAAGGTCTGTAATTTCTGCGGGCGGGAAGATTGCAGCGGACATTGCAATTTTGTCTGGCGCGGAGCGGAGGAATAACTAACATGCCTAAAATTGATCCTGACAAGCTCGCCGTTGTCCGGCGCCTGTGCAGTCTCAGACCGCCGCCAGAAAAGCCGCAGTGCCCGGATGAGCGGTGCGTTTGGCTGTTGGATGGCGGGTTGTGTCCGTTTAAACGTTGTGTGAGGAGGGGTGGGGTTGACTGTAAAGGAAGCCGAGAACATAAAGCTTGACCCGGATGTCTATTCACGCTGCGTTGCCACAGCAAAAGGATACTACCGCATGCTTCAGCGCCAGCGAGAGATCGAAGAGGAGATCATCCACGAGACGCATGCGCCAGACGGCCAGCCCAGAGGAAGCAGTGTCGGAGACCCCACCGGACGGAAGGTCGAGAAGATCCTCCAGAGGCAGCGGGAGAACGACCGGAAAATTCGGGCGGTGGAACAGGCGTGGATGCGCTGCGACTGCGACGATGAGCGTGAGTTTATTAAGCAAAATCTTTTCAAGCATAAGCAGATGCAATTTATTGATCTTCCTTTTTCAATCATCACAATGAAGCGATACAGAAAACGATTTTTAATTTACTTAGCGGAAGAATTACGAGAAATTTAAGAAAAGATGATACCTTTTTCTCGGAAAAGGGGTGTAAAATGGTACTGTGGAGAATTTCACAAAGCATAATCAAACTATGCTTTTTCATGCGTTTCTCCTTTCTTTCCCGCCTTCCCCGGGGCGGCAATACCGGGGACAGATACAGGCGGTAGGCCGGTGCCCTATGCAAGGCGGGATCAACACCCGCGCCGCCGTAGCAAGCCGAAAGTCCACGGTGGTGCGTAGTCAGGCAACCCGGGCCGGTGGGGGCACAACCGGCAGTTAAACCAATACCAGCGGACTGCCTTTCCCCAGGCGGTTCGCTGTTTTGAATGTTATTATATTAAATAGATTGTTAGTTTAGATAAAATAAATATTTTATTTTGTTGAAATCAAGAATGGAATATGACGGATCAAACGTTTATAATATACGAAAGTATTTGATAAATGAGGAAATCACGTTGTCAAATAAAGTTATAGAACCCATAACTGAAAATAAAAATAGAACTTGTTTTATTGTTACTCCGATCGGAGACGAAATGGATCCTATTCGACGACATATAAACGGGATTATTGATGCTGCTATTCATCCAATCATTCAGGGAGACTTTAATTTGAAGGTCGCTCATAGAGAATTTAGTTCCACATCAATTCCCAAACAAGTTATACAACTTATCTACCAAAGTGATTTAGTAATCGCCAATTTAACGGGATTAAATCCAAACGTAATGTACGAACTTGCCGTCCGGCATTGCATAGGATCCCCGGTAATAATAATCGCAGAAGAGGGAACCAAACTGCCTTTTGATATCCATACAGAAAGAACTATTTTTTACGTTAACGACGCTCAAGGTGTTTTAGATTTACAAGAACGCCTAGCAGAATGCTTAAAGGCTATCCAGTTTAATGAAAAACCCAAGAGTCCGGTTTATGATGCACTAAGGGCAGCCAGTATAGAGAACGAAATCATAAAGGACATTAATATACGAGGTGAAGAAAACGCTGCGGAATATCTGATAAAAAAGTTAGATGATTTGGAAAGAGCTGTTGCAAAACTTGGAGATACTACTACTAAAAAAGATTCTGAATTTAGCTATAGAGCCTTAACGGAAGATGTGCTTTATTTTCACCAAAAGCTAAGTTTTCAGGATCCAGAAAATATTGTTTTGCAAAATAGCACTTATATGCAAGAATTGGTTGATTTACAGAGGGCATTTCGATCTATTGCAAAAACGTGCCCTCCTAATATCTACAGCTCTATTAAGCGTGAATTGCGTGCTTGTGAAAGAATGCTTCGGACAGGAAAGGACTAGCTTTAAAACGAGGTGGTGAGGTGCCCAATGAAAACAACCTGAAAGGCCACGGCTTCCACGAACGAACCGCGAGTGAACAGCGAGAGATTTCCGTTATGGGCGGTAAAGCTTCGGGCAAAGTTCGGCGCAAAAAAGCTGATTTCCGTAAGACGCTGAATTCGCTCCTGACCGCCAAAATAGACAACCCGGAATGGTCCCCCACCTTAGAAGCTCTCGGCTTGGAAAGCACGCTGGAAGCCGCTGTCAACGCCGCAATGATCAAAAAAGCGCTGGCGGGTGACGTTAAGGCATATGAGGCCATCGCTAAATACGCCGGCCAGACAGATAAAACAGACGCTGATCTTGCCGAGCAGCAGATCCGCACTGACCGTACTAGGCGCGCCAGGGACCAGGAACTCGGCGACACTGATAATTCTGATAGCATCCAGTCCTTCCTCAAGGCAATGCAGCCAGCGAGTGAAGAACTGGATTCTTTATTTAGCGAGGAGAACAACGATGCCGAAGAAACAGAAGAAACCAGCGACGTTTGATTTTAAGCCTTTCTCGGACCAACAGCGCAGATTAATTTATTGGTGGAGGCCGGGCTTACGATCCGCGGAGAACGATTTCGTGATTGCTGACGGGTCGATCCGTTCCGGCAAGACGATTGCCTGTATCATCGGCTTCCTGATCTGGTCGCAGGAGATTTTTGCTGGCGAAAGTTTTATTTTGGCCGGCAAAACAATGGGTGCCCTGAAGAAAAACGTGATCAAGCCCATGCTGCAAATTCTAGAAGCTTGGGGCTGGCCATATGAATATATCCGCTCCGGATCCGATGCGCATATCGAGATTGGCGCCAATACGTATTATCTCTATGGTGCGAACACAGAAGCCAGCCAAGACGCCATGCAGGGCCTAACCGCAGCGGGAGCTTATGCAGATGAGGCCGCTCTCTTCCCCCGCTCCTTCGTTGATCAGATGATTGGCCGTTGCTCCGTAACCGGTGCAAAAATCTGGATGAACTGCAATCCAGAGGGGCCACATCATTACATTCGGGAAGCGTTTCTTCTCAAAACGCAGGAAAAACATGTTTATCATTTGCATTTCACGATGGCGGATAACCTTACACTCTCTCCTTCCGTCATTCAGCGCTACGAGCGCGCATGGCCACATGGCAGCGTATTTTACAAGCGCTTCATTCTAGGGCAGTGGGTCGCCGCTGACGGTTTAATCTATCAACAGTTCGCAGACC